CGCGTCACCCGACCCGCCGTCATGCGATAGCGCGGTTCCCATTCGAGGATTGCCGTCGCCGCAGCCGCATAGACGGCAAGAATGGTGCGCCGGGTCATCTTGGCATCGATCAGATCGAGCAAGTCACTGCCGAAGGTCCGGCGCATGACACGCGAGCCTTTCGGCGTGGTCAGTATCTTGCGGATGGATTGTTGAACGTGCTCCCAATTACTGAGAGACTTGCCGCTTGCGGCGCTTAAACCCGTCGAATCCGGCATTGCCCGAACCTCTTTCTGGATTGACCGGCGACACGACATCGCCAAATGGCGGCGCGAGCTCCCTCGCCTGCTCGGCGGTCAGCGATATGCTTTCGCCGGCCGAGCGTTCCTTACGACAGCCTCGAAACCCGCTTAGGAGACATTTGCTAGAGCTGTGGTAGAATGATGCCATCAAAGAGGATGGACATATGGTTGCATTTTTCGTTCCGTTTGCGGAAACCCCCGAGGAAGCAGAGCGCGTCTACGAAGCTACGCGTAGAAATGTTGGTGCCCCTGCCGGCGGCCCGCGCATAAGAGCATTGTCGTGGCGTCACGATGGTCACGCCAACCATTGCGAGGTCGGTGGCCCGCTTCCTGCATACTACGGGACAGGCGCTGAACCGGTCGTCACAATTTTCGACGCGGGAAATCTGTATTTGATTTGCACCCCTTCGCGCGGCGTTGCGACTGGAGGTCCTGTAATGGCCGGGAAAGATTTCAGAACGAACGCATGGTCATTCGACCCCTAATCGCTTGCGAAAACGCGGGACGAGCCTTCGACTATCGGCCAAAGCCCCTTTGACGAGCCGGCTCCGACATCTACCCTATCGCCGATGCGGGCGACCTTTTTACCACCCTCGCCGCCGAGCTGTACATTCGGCGATTCCACGATGACGGTCGCGCCCGTCACCTTGACCAGATCGGACGAGGCTTCCACGACGGTATTGCCAATCTTGATATGCAGCGGCATGTCTTTGTTCTCGCGAGCGTTGGCATCGCTGTATGTCGAGAAATCAATCTGCGCATCTGCCATGTCGCCGCTTTCGGATACGACATCGACTTGCTCGCCCTTCTGATACAGCACGTCCACCTTGACCCCACCCGCCGCGAGCGTTCGCGCCTTCATCCATGGCGTAAGGTAGGGTTTGCCGTTCTGGTCGGACAACTTCACACGATACTTGCTCTTGTCGTCGCTAACTTCGACAATCGTGCCTTTCCTGCGACGGTTGCGGTTCCGCCGCTCAAGCTCGGCAATGCGGTGAAGCATGTCCGCAAGCTGTTCAACTAAATCGCTCATGAAGACACCTAACGGGCTGGCGTCATCAACATGGCGTCGGCTTCGCCGTAAACCATGCCGTAACGGCGGATGGCAGCTTGAAGCTCGTCGGCATCGCCCGAAATCTGCGTGCGCATAAGCTCGATATTCTTCGCCATATGAGGGGCGTTCGGAATGAGTTCGGCATCGCATTTCGCGAAAAACCGCCCAAACGGTGTGCCCTCGCCAAGCACCGTACCGCGAATAGGGTCGGCGACGACTTCCGTGGTGAGCTTGAGCCGATGAGCTGCGAGGCGAGTCCCGTTCGCATCCGTGCTTACGCGGTCGCGCTCGACACTCAACAGACGAAGGCTGAAACTCCGCAGCAACTCCGCCCACTGATTTTGCGGATCGTTGAGCGCATCGCTAATCTGGCGGATGGTCATATCAAGCTGAAACTCAAAATTCGCGTCGGTCGCCGGAAGCCCGCCATAGATAACGCTCTCGTCCGTTTCCGGGTCGGTCACGACATGCGGCGAAGCTATCCCGGCCTCAAAGATGATATCGACGCTTCCGTTTTTGTTGAGCGCCCGCGTCTCTAGTCCGTCCGTCACCTTTGACCCACCGACATAGACCGAAATGAACGGGTGTTCCTTATGGGTTCTAAGCTTGCCGTCCGCGCCAACGTCGAGGGTTCCGATTTCACTATCAAGTACATTGTCGCCGACCATGGTTTGGCCAATCAGGGCTTGCACAGCGGCAATACGGATTGCAATGCAGACAAGCGACATGACCGCGTTTCCATTTAAGCCAAAGTTTAAGCTTTGGTGTTGTTTGTAAGGGGCATCCATGAGCCGGCGAGAAGGACGGAGACTGCATGAGTGATGAATTGATGGTCGAGGCGCTGTGTTGGGAAATGGCGCGAAAGGTAACAGCGGAATTTGCCAAACTGCATCACCACTACATGTACTTTTGCCCTGACGTGACGTGCCTTGAGCGCGTCGACGCGGTCCAAAGAAAGAATTGTTTTTTTCGCGCCCGCAATGGGCATACCGATGGATGCGCGCACGAGAAGATCAGGTCCGGCGGCTTGGCATCATCTTCCAGCAACAGGCCGATTGAAATAGTCCCGCATGTAATACCGACTGTTCTCGGCCCACCGCCGCAACCTGTAAGCCGGCTTCCGCCGACACGGGAGCAATTGATGGCACTAGCGCACAAAACGAGCCTAGAACCCCTCCTCGCGTCTGGAACTCTGACTAGCGTGGTCAACGCATGGATGGTCATGAGCCCCGATGAACGTCCGAACACGCCTTTGATCATCTCGGGCCAACAAATGACTTATGCCAGCGCATTCCTGTTCTTAGGCTATGCTGGTGAAGAGGCTCACTTGGAAAGTGGCCAGCGCATTCTATTTGGCGCTGCGCAGGTTTCAGAAGGCGACCAGTACTTTTTCGTTAAAACGCGAAAGCAGTTCCGTTCGGGGGAACAGCGGTTTCCTATGAATATCTGGATCAGCAAAGACAGAGAGGCTGCTGAAGGTCTCCAAGCATTTGTTGAGAATGAAGCCACCTTGTTCTGGCATGGTCAGGTGCCACGGTTGCGTCAATCTGATCGTACACTTTTTGAGCACCAGCCTCAGAATGAGCTTTACAGCGGAGCAGTGATAAGGCCGGGTGCACTAGCCCCCTAAATTCGCGAGAGGCTTATAACGCCGCGAAGTGGTCGGCATAAAACTTACTTTTCACGAAGTGCCGCGACGATCAAGTTACTGTAGCGGTCGGAAATAAAGCTGACTTCCCAAACAGGTTCGCCCTGTCGATCAATGGCGCGCACGGCATCGCCGGCCTGAAGCCGTGGGCCGTTATAAGAGCCGCGATCTAGGAAAAGCTCCGCCTGCCCCGCTGCAAGACGGCTGCGGAAAATGCCGGCTTGACCGGCACCTGTCGGTTTCGAATCGTCGCCGCCCTCGCAAAGCGCCTCGCAGCGAACGATTATTTGCGGGCGATCCGGGTCGGCCCTTCCACCCTTCATGAAGGAAAGCCGTACCCGCTCGCCAAAAGCGCCGCCAATCTTCCGATCAACGGCGGCTTCCAGTTTTCGCCAATCGACCATGCTATTGGTGTAACAGCACGTCGCCACGGTCGGACGGATTGTCCGCGACGTTGGCAGAATACCCGATTTTCGTCTTGCCTCCGGTACTGTCCGAAGTCGCAAGACCAGCATCCCAATAAAGCGGGATGCCTTCGCCCCACGCCTGCGCGGTGACTTTGGGCAGATTGTACACCCCTTCGCGGTCGAGGTTGACGCGCTCGCCTTGCTTGGCAGAGTGTGCGGCCACACCGAAGAGCTTGCCGACAAGAACCCCGTCGCCAGACTTGACATCAGCCGGCGCGGTCAATTCCAGCGTATCGCCTTCCTGAATATAGTTTTTCATTGTGAACGTTCCTTATGAACAATGAGGACGTAAGGCGGACCCGAAGGCCCCGCCCGTGGTGATCCGCGCCGGTTAGGACAGCTTGCCGGGATTGTGGTAGCCGAACCGGAAGTCGGTCGCGCCGCAGCCGAAATCGTGTTCCACCGACATGCTGAAACCCTGCCGACCGAAAGGCTCATCCATGCGGACGCGCGGCGCTTCGTAACCGTCCAGATAGCCCCAACGGTAATTCGAGCCGGTCGAAGGGTCCGCGAACAGGTCCCAGGACGGCCCGTCGATTTGCGAAGTTTCGACAAGCTCGAACTTGCCCGAGAAGATATTCACGCTCGAAACCGTGGCAGGCGTGATAGAGGCCAGGAACTTTTCCGCATTCGTGAGCTGGTCGGGACCAACGAGCATGATGCGGGCCGGGTTTGCCAACATCGGCTTATCATCGATACTCTTCTGTTTGCTCATCGACTTTCGGCCATCGCCGACGCTATCGACGGTGATCGCCGAGGCCGCTCCAAGATTGGAGTGGTCTGCGTGGAAGACCGTTTTCCCATCGGCAAGCTTGCCGTTATAGGCACCGGCATAGAAGGTGACTTCTTCGAACAACGCCACCGATGCGCCGTAGCTGGTCAAAAGATCGGAAATTGCGCCGAGATCATCATTGATCAGCATCGGACGGCTGATGTTGAGGGCGATGGCATAGCTGAACGCCTGCACCGACTCCTTGCCTTCGCCGAAGGTGCCATATTTGATTTCGCCGTTTTCGAGCACCTGTTTCAGCATCGGGAAATCGCCGACGCGGACAATCGTATCCGGGCGAAAGTCGCGAAAGTTTTTCTTCCGGGCGAACCGGCGGAACGTTGGCTGCGCAAGCGCATAGCGCTGTTCAAGAGTGCGGTTCACGGCACCTTCGAAGATTGCCGGGAAATCGGACGTTGCGTGCGATGCGCGCGTGAAAATGTCGTCGATGTCCCGAGCATTCAGCATGCGGCGACCACGGAAGTTGACGCTATCGGCGGCAACATCAATAAGGCCCTGTCCCGTATACTGGCGAGCCGCAGCCGATGGGCCGTCCGTGGGCATCGGCGCACCGAGGCCGTAAGCAAGCGCTTCGACGCGAGCCGCGCGGATCGTCTCGGTTTCGTCTTGCCCAACCTGCGCGCGCACATGGCTGTCAGTTTTGACCGACTGGTCCTTATCGAACAGCTTTTCGAACAGCGCAGAGCGGAAAGCGTCGACGGTCGTTCCGGCACGGATGTGCTCACGGCCAAAGTCTGCAAGGCCGGCGCGGCTGGCGAGGTCGTCAATCGTCGTGGATCGCGTCCGCTCGGCAAGCATCCCTTGCTGCGCGGCGTCCCCATTGTGATTGGCCTGCGGAGTAACCGGCACGGTGCGGGTGGCGCTTTCGAGCGTGGTAATCTCGGCGCGAACCTGTTCAATCTCGGCAAGAATGCCGGCATGATCCTGTTCGATGGCGCGCGCGGCTTCGGTCGAAAGACCGTCCACCAGCTCGCCCCGCTTTTTCTCGGCACGCGTAGACAGCTCGCCCAACTTACTGCGCAACGCGAAAAGCGCAGGCGAGGCTTGCAGCATGTGGTTGATGCCGCCACCCGAAAGGAAGCTGTCGTGTCCGATCAACGTAGCGGCGTGGGAGGGGTCGGCGGAGATGATAACGAATGCGAGGCCGAAGCAAAGAAATGCGGCGACGGTCGCGAAAACATATGCAGCCTTTTTCATGGCGTGCGGTTCCTTATGAAGAGTACCGGGCAGAACAAGCGCCGTCGCCCTGCGTCCCGGTGGAGCGCAGGCGGCGAACTTCGAAATCGAGTATTGGGATTAGGCCAGGCGAAGCGCGGCTTCGGCCATGCGCATGCGGGTGGCGCGGATCAAATAACTATCCGGCTCGCCTATCAGCAATGGAAAAGTCGTCTCGGTTGAGCGGACCTGCGCGCCGGGATCGGCGGGAACGGTCACAAAGGAAACCTCGTTCGGCGTCCAGCGCTCCACGAAAATCTTTTCCACTTCACCCTTCTTCTGCGCTTCCTCAATGCGGATTTTGTCGATGGAGTAGCCAACCGATACATTCTTGATGATCTTGTCTGAGACCAGCCCGAACATGCGGTCGGCAGCAGCATCGATTCCCGGCTTTGGAAAACGCACCGTGCACATGCCCTCGCTGCCCTCGACCCAAGCCCGGTCCACAACTGCCACCTGCGAAAATGTGGACCAACGGGAATGACTGTCGAGAACAGGAGCGCCGGCATTCATGCGCGAAAGGTCAATCGCCCGCTCGCTGACAACTAGGATTTCGTCAAACGGCACGGCACTATCCCATCCCGTATAACGGAGCCGGCGGACAGCCGCCCCCGTCGTAAAGGCCAGCGTCACCGTGCGCGCTTCCGCGTCGATGGAGCTGTTAAGAGCCTCGCCGCGAAACTGCATCGGCAGGCTGGCGGGTGCCTTTCGCACTTCAAGTCTCGTCATCGTCTTGGCCTTCTTCTGCCGTGTCGGGCGGGTCGTCATCCCAACCCTGTTGCAATTGGCCCGCCTGCGAAACGCGGCGGGCGTCGGTATCGAAGACAAGCCCGAGGCCGTCTGTCTTTTTCTGGAATGCCGCGATTTCCGCAATCACTTCGTCGGGATCTTCGCCGGACTCCGCAATGACGGAAGGATGCGACCGGAAGCCGGCGCGAACCTCTTTGATCTTCGCGTTTACGTCCTTCAAAGGATCGGCCGAGTAGAAGCGCGGCGGCGACCATTTCACCGGAACTTTCGGCGACTTAATCAAGCCGGCGAAATATGCCGCCTCACAGAACCAATCCCAAATGGGCTGCAACAGCATCGGAATAATGAACTTCCATTGCAGTTCCGAGATGATCCGCTTGAAAGCTTCGATCCCGATCTTGCTGGACGAGTAATTCACCTTGTCCAACCTGCCGGTCAAAATGAAATACGGCATCCGCCAGCCCGCCGCGATGGTGTGCAGCATCGACACCTTGTAAGGGTCATAGCCACCGGTTGATGCCGGCTGCGAAAAGTCGAGACGCCGACCACCCACGGCATTGTAGAAGGTGCCCGGCTCGAATTTTTCGACACGTTCTCCACGGGCATTGTAGACGCCCGGTTGAAGTGACTTCCCCGTACCTTCGTCAACTGGCGTTCCAAGCATGTCTTGCTCTTCGCCACCGCTCATCACGCCGACAAGGCAGGATTCGAGACGCTTTCGAACAAGTTCCGATTCCTCGTATTTGGCGAGATCATCCAAATCATCCAAAGCCGGGACACCCCAGGGTGTACCGCGAACCTGCGTTCGCTGCTTTTCGAAGACATGGGCAATTTCGGACACCGGAACCGGCTTCGATATGACCGATGACATCGGATCAAAGAAACTGTTGCCGGGATGCGAACCAAACATCCAATAGGCACGCTTGCGGCCAATAGCATCGAACTCGATACCCTGAATGACCTTCCCGCCACCCGAAAGGACACCTTCTTTCGTGCTGTCAATCAGGTCCGTTTCAATGTTCTGCAATTGAAGCGGGACCGGCAGGCCATCTTCAAGCCTGCGGCGGCGGCGGCGGACCAAGCCGTCACCCGACTCGAACATGCCGCGCACCGCAAGAGATATCTGGCCATGGAAATCAAGGTCGCCATCTGCATCACAAACCTTGCTCCATTCGTCAAACAGCTTGTTGACCGCAGGGTCTTTCGACCGTGGCACGATGCCATCGCCGACCGCGTGGGCGACAAGCTGCGCGATGGCATTTGCGGCGTAAGGGTTGTTGCGCACCATATCGCGCATGCGGTCGCGAAGCGCGCGGCCCGCGCGGGATATTTCCGCGTCCGCCGATGTCGAGCGTGCACGCCTGCCGGATTTCAGGCGGCTTGTTTCGGCTGCGGCGTAACCGCGCGACATGATGTCCATCGCCGCGCGATTCTTGATACGCCGAAGGCCAGTTTCCGGCGCAAAATAGCCGATGGTCCGGTCAATGAGATTGGCAA